TGGAGCTAGCCCAAGACCTTAAGGCAATCCATGGACTAGATGCTGAGACAGAACTCTCAAACATTCTATCAGCTGAGATCCTTGCTGAAATCAACCGTGAAGTTGTCCGCACAATCAATGTTACCGCTGTAAAGGGTGCCACTGAAGGTACAACAACTGCCGGTGTATTCGACCTTGACACAGACTCAAATGGCCGTTGGTCAGTTGAAAAGTTCAAAGGTCTTATGTTCCAACTAGAGCGTGAAGCTAATAAGATTGCCAAAGAAACTCGTAGAGGGAAGGGCAATATGGTAATCTGCTCATCTGATGTTGCTTCTGCACTTCAAATGGCTGGTGTCCTAGACTACGCTCCTGCTCTAAACAGCAACAACCTACAAGTTGATGACACAGGTAATACATTTGCCGGTGTTCTAAATGGTCGCCTAAAGGTTTATGTTGACCCATATGCCACAGGTGGTAACTACTTAACTGTCGGTTACAAAGGTTCTTCTGCCTTTGATGCCGGTCTATTCTACTGCCCATATGTACCACTACAAATGGTCCGTGCAGTTGACCAAGGAACCTTCCAACCCAAGATTGGTTTCAAGACACGTTATGGAATGGTAGCCAATCCATTTGCTCAAGGTCTAACCGCTGGTACTGGTGCCCTAAACAAGGACTCCAACGTCTATTACCGTAGAGTAATTGTCACAAACCTACTCTAATTGTGACAAAAATAAGTTCGGAACCAACCGAACAAACTAGAAAGGGGAGACGAAAGTCTCCCCTTTTTTTATATAAATACCTATATGTTTAGAAAACCATCTCTTATCACATTAGATATATTTTATTACATGCCCGACCACACAAGCATATTAAATGAGTTTGTGTGGCAAACGGAAGATTTTGCACCAGAATATCAACGTATTCATAAATTTCTTTTGTATTGGCAGAAGAATATTGAAGCAGTTATCCAAGAAATATTAATATGTGATTCCACGGATAGAAAGTGGAGAAACTTGGATATTGACTTTAAGATGAATTAGTGGTGCCGACTGTCAGAATCGAACTGACGACCACATGATTACGAATCAAGTGCTCTACCAACTGAGCTAAGTCGGCGCTGAAGGTGGAGGCATCGAACCTCTAACCCGTAAAGGTTACTACGGTTTAGCAAACCGCTTGGGACGCCAATCCCAGCACCTTCATTGAACTGGAGGAAAATGATAGCATCGAACTATTACCCTTGCAGGTACCACGGTTTTCAAGACCGTTTGAGGAGCCAACCTCGGCATTTTCCAAAATGTATTTATGCCCGAAGAGGGATCGAACCTCTAACATGCAGATCCAAAGTCTGCCGTTCTACCAATTGAACTATCGGGCATCAAGGTATAAAAGCGCCAGATGGACTCGAACCATCACATATTGGCTTATGAGGCCAATTGGAACACCTGTTCTAGCGCCAAACTCGAAACGATAGGAATTGAACCTATAACCTGACGATTATCGGTCGTCTGCTCTACCAATTGAGCTACGTTTCGTAAATGGTCTAGATGCCTGGATTTGAACCAGGAGTCTCCAGTTCCCAAAACTGGCGGAATAACCAGATTATCCTACACCTAGTTAAACTTGTGCCACAGAAAGAATAATGCTAGGAATACCTGGTCTAATAGGATTAATTTGTGGTCCTTCGGCATACAGTCTCATATCTGTATCAGGACTCATCCACATAATTTCAAAATAATCATCTGCCAGACCAGTAACAAGCCAATTCCATGCTGCAACATCTTTTGCTCTATTACCTACAATTTCCAATCTAGTATTTGTGTGGTCTAGATCTGACCCATTTTTACGTAGCCATATATCAATAATATCTGTACCAGAATCAGTCTTGTCTATCTGCGCACTAAATTGAATATTCCAATTACCATCATGAAGTACTTTTATTTTAGATTGATCTACAATTTGAACACCATCACTTATAACAGTAGAATTAAAGGTAGCCGCTAGTATTGAATTTGCTTGAGGGTTAGTTTGAATTGTAGTATCATAGAATGAACCACAATATCCTGTTGAACCAAGAGCTCCTAAAAGAATACCACCTGGTGTATTGCCATCTGATATTCTAAGTGCTCCTGTAAATGGATCATAGAATAGTTCACCCTCATCCCCAATAAATTGTGTTGGATCTGATCCACCAAGCTTTTCTAGAAATACTCTATAAACCGTATTAGACATTAGTAATATCTCCTTATTTAGAGATATTTATATAAAATTAGTGGTGGGCCGTCCTGGTAATGCTCCAGGCCAGTCTTAATGACAGACGATTTACAGTCGTCGCTCCGTCTTTAGAAGTATACCGACCCAAAACTGCTGAGCCTCACGTTCTTGGCTCGAATGAAGTCTGGTATTGCGACAGCAGCGGCGTACCTGTACTGTATCCAGATCAAACTTGGTACCGAAGACCAGAGCCCTGCTTCCCATAGGTGGGGTTTAACGAGTTTCTCAGCAGTCATCTTGAAGCAGGAGAGCCTATTTAGTCCTGCTAGTCTTCAGTTCCGGTCGTCCGCCCCAAAGTACAAGATCTCAAAGTCCCCCGTACCCGGTTTGAACGATTGGCTTTCCGTGTTAGTCCTTGTGTATGAGAGCCTTTTAGTGCTGAGAGCTCATACGGCAGGCACGGAAACTTGTCGGTTTTACTACACCATCAGCTTATAGGATACTAGCGTATGCAACTCAATCATGCCTTAGTATCCGTCTAACGTAGTCGGACATACCGAAACCGGTATTTGGTGCGAATGATCGGACTCGAACCGATAAGAGATATTATCTCGGATGATTTTGAGTCATCTGCGTATACCATTCCGCCACATTCGCAAAGTGGAGGACTCTCCGAGGTTCGAACTCGGGACCCGCTGATTAAGAGTCAGCTGCTCTACCGACTGAGCTAAGAGTCCAAAATTGGCTCCCGTTCCTGGATTCGAACCAGGCTCCGAGGATTAACAGTCCTCTGCATTCACCGAGATTGCTAAACGGGACCAATAAGTGGAGCGGAGTAAGGGAATCGAACCCTTATCAGTAGTTTGGAAGACTACGGTAATGGCCTTTATACGAACTCCGCATCCATAAAAATCAATATAATCTATTTATAGTCTAATGTCAATCAAAAAATTTGGTATCCCGTACGAGATTCGAACTCGTGTTCTCAGCGTGAAAGGCTAATGTCCTGGGCCTCTAGACGAACGGGACAGTCAATCAAGCCTTTGACAGTTCTGAAATTCTCTTTTTCAGATATTCCATAACTGTCAAAGTATCTTCGTCAATTTGTTCCGGTGGAAGGATATTGAACCGATTGATCAATTCAAATTGAAATGCCGACTTGAGCATTGAATCAACTGAGTTCATTTTTCCCTCCGATGTAAAAGAGCAAAACAGTTAGTATTTTATTTATGCAGCGTTAAGTCGACGCTGCACCTCTGCAAGTAGAACCTCATCTGTAACTTCAGATAGGTCGACATTAGAGGCATTCTTAACCATATTTAGAAGTCGAGTCTGAAAGTTTTCGTTTGATCGAATCGAATCAGTAATCCGCTCGAATGTCATCCGTCCTTCAGTACTCTTTGTTGCCGAGACAAGACCATTCTCTACTGCTCGAAGAGCCATAGTTCGAGCATATTCATAGGAACAATCTAGATCCCAAGAAACATCCTGATATGTAAAAGTCCCTGTTGTGTAATCAGGGCTTGACCCTGGAACGGTTAGGGACTTTACTAGATCATCATATAGAGACATGTTTTACTCCTTGTTTTCCATTTCAATACACCAGTCCTCATACTCTTGGTAAAGTTCGAGGATCTCATCCTCAGAGAGAGGATACCCCGCAATCGAGGTAGCCCAATCCCTGATGGACTGAGTGATAAGGGAAGAGATATTTCCGTTCATCATAGGTGTAATATACCAGACTTTCGGTCCCAAGTCAACCACTGTTTTGTAATTTATTGTATTAATTTAAGTTACAATTAAATACAAAGATATCGTTGACAAACCTTGGACAATGGTATATAATGCATACATGATGAACTTATACCTCATTTTGTTGTTGACAGTACCATCAGGGTGTGGTATAATCCTCAATGAGGCAAACAGATAATAATATCAATAGGAGATAATATGAGAGTATTGATATATGGTTCTAGTAAATCAGTAGATAAAAAGAGAACAATCAGAGCATTGAAATTCTATGCTTCAATGCTAATGACCAAACGGTTGGTCAACAAATTGACTGTTGTGCTCAAGTATAAGAATATGAAAGGTGATATTGCTGCCAATTGCACATGGACTGATGATAATCGGCGACCCAAAGAGTTTGAAATTGAAGTAGACAAGAGTATGGGTGTTCGTCGAACTCTGATGGTCCTTGCACATGAAATGGTTCATGTAAAGCAATTTGCCAAGTCCGAATTGGTTGATTACCTCAAGACTCCAGATGTTTCTTTCAAGGGTGTTATCTATAATGATCCTCACTCTTGTGAAGAATCTTATTGGGAGAATCCCTGGGAAATCGAGGCTTATGGTCGTGAACTGGGTCTCTATACCCTTTTCATGAAAAAAGATAAGAAGACCAACAAAATTGGTTGACAACTTGCTTGAAGTAGGTTATTATCCATATTATTGACAAACCCCGAAAGGATTCAAAATGGCTCACGAACTTGAAATGATCGACGGTGTTGCTTCCATGGCATGGGCAGGGGAAACCCCCTGGCACGGTCTTGGGAAGAAGGTTCATAATGACCTTACTCCTGAGCAGATGATGGAAGAGGCCAATCTTGATTGGTCTGTAGAGAAGGTTCCTCTCTCTGGACACTTCCGCGGTCAACTGGTTGAAACAGACAAGTTTGGTCTTGTCCGTGATCGTGATGCAAAGCTCCTTACCGTTGTCGGTGATGACTGGGAGCCTGTGCAGAACTCTGACGCATTTCAGTTCTTCCATGACTTCGTGATGGAAGGCGATATGGAAATGCACACCGCTGGTTCTCTAAAGGGTGGAACCATGGTCTGGGCTCTTGCCAAGGTCAAGGAATCCTTTACTGTATTCGGGCGTGATCGGGTAGACAGTTACCTTCTCTTTACCAATCCGCATATCTACGGTCGATGCATCGACGTTAGGTTTACTCCTATTCGTGCTGTCTGCAATAACACCGTTACTCTGGCTCTAAATACAAAGACTGATATCGGTGTCCGTCTGAACCATCGCAAGGTATTTGACCCCAACATGGTCAAGGAAACTCTTGGTATTGCCAACAACAAGCTTGGTAAGTACAAGGAGATGGCAGAATTTCTTGGTACCAAGCGTATGACCAATGATACCTTTAACGAGTTCATTCGGGAACTGTTCCCTTCATCTTCTAAGGATGAGGATAAGTTTAGCCGTCCTGCTCGTATCATCAAGGGTATTGTGGACACTCAGCCTGGTTCGGAGTTTGCCGAGGGGTCTTGGTGGCAGGGTTATAATGCGGTAACCTTTGCCGTTGACCATAAGCTTGCTACCAATCAGGACAATCGTCTATCCTCTGCCTGGTATGGTTCTGGTCAGAAGAAGAAGCTTGAGGCACTCGATCTGGCGCTTGAATACGCCAACGCTGCCTAATAGGAGAGAAAAATGATTGAACTTTATACACGTCCAAATTGCCCTCATTGCACAAAGGCTAAAACTATTCTAAAGTCTGTAGGTGCACATTTTCAAGAACATGTGGTAGATGTTACTGTAACTAAGGAAAAACTCCTGGAGATGTATCCAGGAGTTAAGACTCTACCTGTTGTTGTGATCAATGGAGAATATATCGGTGGGTATCTTCAATTAGAACAACGTCTAAATGAAGAACGTGAAAATATTGGCAAGACATTCCTAGCAGGATAAGGAGTATATATAATGTATGAACGTGAATCAATTGTTTCTGATCTCCGTAAAAATGTTCTTGAAGTAACTTTTACCAAGGTTAATGGGGAAGAGCGTGTAATGCGCTGCACCCTTGATCCTCGGTATATGCCTCCTAGGATGGAATCAGATAACGTTCAAGAAGCAAATAAATACAACCGTGATAATCCAGATGTAATTGCCGTCTGGGATATTAAAAATAATGGATGGCGCTCTTTTCGAGTAGATAGCGTCAGTTATGTTCAACACGTACATACAGTTTAAAGGAAAATAAAGAAATGGGACATTGGGGTTACCATCTCATGCTTGATTGTTCTGGTTGTAGCCCAGAGGCAATCAAGGACTATGATACAATCTATCATTTTACCAAGAAGCTAGTCAAAGACATTGATATGGTAGCCTACGGTGAACCACAAATTGTAAAATTTGGACATGGAGATAAAGCTGGATATACACTAGTCCAGCTTATTGAAACTAGTAACATTTGTGCTCATTTTGTTGATGAAAACAATACAGCATATATTGACGTATTCAGTTGCAAGCCTTATGATGATGAAGTTGTAATGAATTTGATTATTGATTTTTTTGGAGCAACTGGTATTCGTCGTAACTTTGTTACACGTCAAGCATGAGATTTTTTACATTAAGTAGTATTTTTGGTAACCGCGAGACTGGAATGGTCAAGCGGTTACTTCTATATGGAACAACCGATGAAGAAACAGGCATTCATCGAGCACTCATGAGATTTGCACAAATTTTTAATACTGATTCTCATGATGATATAATTATCAGAGAAGGTATTGCCATCGATGAAACAATGATGGAAATGGTTACTCCTGATGCAAAATATATAAT